GAAGACGCTCCATCTCAGACTTGGTGCCGCCATAGCCAAGCTTCAGATTGTCGAGCATCGTATAGTTTTGCTTGGCAAAACCCTGGTAGGCCGTTTGAATGGCGGACAGATCCGTACCCATTTTATTGGCATTGTCCGCCATATCTGTGATGGCCATATCCGCAACTTCAGCAGCTTTTGCTGTGTCGCCGCCGAGTGATTGGATAAGGCTTGCGGAGAAACCCGTGACCGTTTCCATATACTCGTTTGCCGACATACCAGCCGTTTTAAAGGCATTCGCGGCATAGTTCTGCACTGTCTGTGACGCATCACCAAAGAGGGTGTCTACACCGCCGACCAGCTGCTCAAAGTCAGCGTATGCCGAAATAACTTCTTTGCCGAGTTTAAGCGCGGCTGCTCCGGCGGCAAGAGCGACAGCGCCCATTGCCGCACCGACACCTTTTAATACGCTGCCCAGCTTTTCAAATTTACCGCCGGAACTTTCAGCTTCACCTCCAGTCTCTTTCAGTTCGTCGCCAAGGTCATCAGCGGCATCTGCCGAATTGTCCAGTTCGCGCTCCATACCATTGAGTTCGGCTTTGGCATTGTTTAGCTGTATAGCCCAGTTCTGAGTACGGCGGTCATTTTCGCCGAAGCTGTCGGCGGCATTCTTCAAGGCGGATTCGAGGGTGGAGATTTTGTCTTTCTGAGCATCGATTGCCTTGTTCAGAACCTCATTCCGTGCTGCAACCGCCGCTACAGACTTATCCTGCTTGTCAAATTCGGAGGAGACGAGCTTCATCTCACTGCCAAGAACCTTGAAAGTCTGGTTGATATCAGAGAGCGCTTTTTTGAACTCCTTTTCACCCTCGACTCCGATTTTCAAGCCGAAATCATCTGCCATGTCTCACCACCTCCTTAGATACCGCCCGGTATGATTTCATCGATGTAATACTCGCGTTTCGGCTTCGACAAACCGTTGAATTGTTTATATATCTCCCACTGGTCGAGCAGATGGCCGATAGGCATCAGCCAGACCTCCTGCTCGGTGCGTTGGAGCAGAGACACACCGTAAAAAATCAGTCGGGCAAACGATTCTTCATCGCTTACCCGACCTTCGCGTTTTTTGAGGTGTTACCTCCAGAGGGTTCTTCCTCGCTTTCAATATGGCGTTTGGTTCCTTTATACATGGCATCCATGATGGCATTCTTGTATTCACCCAACTCAAGCGGAGAAGTGAGCAGCTCCACAGCCTCCTCGGTCAGCAGTTCTTGTTTTTCGGCAGGGTTCTGAAGGTTGTGAATCAGTACCGACTGATTGGCAAGAAGTGTGATGAGCCAAACGATCTCATCAAGCGCCATCTCGAAGTTTTCTGACTTCATGAGTTTTTCGCCGAGATTGGAAAGTCCACCATATCTCCTGGCGATCTCTTTTGTAGCCTTTGTGGTAAGGAGCATCTCATACTCTTTACCGCCAATGTTGATCATTGCACTTCTGTCATCAGCCATTATTCAACACCTCCCGCAGCAGGAGTAAAGACCGGTTCATAGACAGATGTGTACCAGCCGGTAATTACGGAAGCAGGGACGCTCGTATCATCCTCATTGACCTCGGCTTTCCACGGATGCTTACCGTTTCCGTCAGTCTTATTGCGGCGGAACACCGTACCCTCAATGGTCGGTGTAGAAAAGGTGATGCTGTCGCCCTTGGTGGCGAGGTTTGTCGCCGGAATGCCGAATTTCACCCTGTAGAGCCAGAAGTATCGATAATTTCCGTTTGCCTTTTTCGCACGGAATCCTACGGCAACAGGAGCGCCGCCATCCTCACTTCCGGATATAACGACGTGATTGTCGTCAAGTTTTGCACCCGTCAGATCCTCAGCAGCCGTCACACCGATATCATCGATTCCGAGAGAGAGTTTACCGCTCTTGAATTCCTTCACAACCTCAGCGGGTCCATCGTCAGCATAAAGCGTCGCTTCAGCAAGCTCGACGGACAGATCCGCCTTCATTGCTTTTGCAAGAGGGATGGGAGTACCGTAAGTTTCGGTACCGTCTGCAGCCTCTGTGATTTTTGCGTAATAGAGCTTATCAAGCCCGATAGTAGCCATTTGTTATTCCTCCAGTTCGTAGTATTTCGCCACATCGATGGCGTAGTGGTGATAGCCGGTGTCATCCTCGTGTCCGATATACCGGCGGTCGGTTATAACAAAATCAGCCTGGAGGAGCATCCTCACAAGCTGATTCTTCCTTTGTAAATAGTTGTTTTTATTGAACAGTGAGATTCTGACTTCGTTTATATCCGCAAGAGGTTTATCGTCTCCGTAAACGGCAAATGTGTCAGTAAGCGGGGTCAGTACCAGGTATTCATCAGGAGGTACTCCGCTGAAGACGCCTGTTTCGACAGGGATATTTGCGGCTTCAAACAGTGTGTTCAGTTCAGATAATATGCTCATAGCTTCTCAATCTCACTTTCCAGCTTATTTGTCATAGCCTCGATGCAAGCACCTTTTGATCTGCTTTTGGCAGGTTTCAGAAAAGGCTTTGGAGGCTGGCCATGCTTTCCGTATTCGAGGATGTTGGCGATTTTGGCATTGCTGCCGCCGTCAGAGCGCGGCTCTGCAAAGCCTATTTTCACGTTGAAATTACCGTCCCTGTCTTGCTTCGCCGGAGATACACCAAGCGCAGATTCAAGTTCTCCGGTAGAGCGGCTTTTAACCTTTGTGTTTTTACCGACCACAGAAGAAAGATTGCTTTTTACCTTGTCGTACACGACTTCGGCTCCGGCTTCAAGAACCTTCGGTATGATCTCATCGGTCTTTTCAGCCAACCTTGACACTTTGAGCAGGAATTCCTCCGGCAACTTGAAATCGACCTTAGCCATCAGCGCTCACCGCCAATACTTCAAGATACATTCCACGGCCCTTTACATTTTCAACCGAGTATATGTTGTAGCGTTTGCCCTCGCAGACGATAACATGGCGGTTGTGAAGAACAAGTCCGGGAATCGTGCGGAGACGGAACAAGGCATTCACTTCATCTGACTGCGCCATGTTATGCCACTTTTCCGTAGAGTTTTTCTGCTCAAAATATGCCCTGACAGATGCAAGAACAGTATCGCCGTGGTTGACAAAACCGTCAGCATCCTTCGTGGGTTCGGTTGAGATAACATCGATGAAGGTGTTCATTTTCCCAAAACTCATGCTCACACCTTCCAATCCCGGTCAAGTTTAAGAAGAAGGTTGACCGTATTCCATACCTGCTGTCCAGCCTGCACATTGTCGGCGAAGAAACCGCCTGTAGAGCCGTCCCTGGATTCATAGAAATGCGATGCCAGCATAATCACTGCCTGTTCGGTAGTGGCGGGCATCGCATTTTCCGTGTAATATCCTGCTGCAATGTGCTGATAGCTTTCTGCATAAGAAACGGCGGCAGTGATGAACCTTTCAATCAGTCCATCATCCACCGAATGCTCCAATATCAGATTTTCCTTAACCTTCGTCAAAAGTTCGCTCATCACTGCCACCTCCCATCATTAGGATGCAGACTTCATCTGAAGCACCTGAATGGCTTCAGGAAGGATGAGCTTACCATCCACACGCTGAGAACCGAGGAAACCAATCTGACCGTTCTTTGCGTAGAGTTCATTCAGACGCTTGAAGGAACGACCCTGGCGGTCGGCAATCCAGTAATACTGGAAGTCACCGAAAGCAATGGTCTTGGCTCCGGCAGCGAGAACAGGCATATACGCAGAGGTATATACAGGACGGCCGAGCAGAGTATGAGGTGCATCGGCAGTCAGAGAATTCTGCCAGAGGTACTGACCGTTGTTGTCCTTCAGCTTACGGACAGCCTTGATGGTGGCATCGTTCATTACCCAGACAGCCTTGTTGCGGTAAGGAGCCTTGAGTGCATGGAACAAATCCATAAGTTCGTCCGCAGTGATGGCAGTTGCGGATGCAGCGGTTACACCGATTTCTGCACCACCTGCATCGGCAAGAATGCCGAGAGGCTTGCCGTTACCATCGCCAAGGAAGAAAGACTCTTCCTCACGGGCACCGATACGGCGGGCAAATTCGCGGGAAATATATGCTTCAAGGTCAAAAACACTGTCACGGAGCAATTCCTCAGACACCTTGATGGTAGTACCCAACTTGTGAGCGCCAATGGTGATCTGGGAGAAAGTGTCGTCGCTGTCCTCATAAGGACCTTCCTCATCAATCCAGTTGGCAGTACCCTTGGATGCGACCACGGGAATCTTACGCTCACCGCTATCGGTCTGTACAGTGTGTGCCAACTTACGGAAGATGTTCTCCTCCTCAAGTGCCTCTACCAGATGATGCTCGTATTCGTCTGGAACCAGATAGCCGCCCTCGGCATCGTCACCAACCTGCAGAGCATTCACAACCTGGGGCAACGGTGCCTTGTTACGCATCACATCCCAGAAGTTGGACACATACTCATCGGTGCTGCGGCGGGACTTGCCCTTGCCGGAGTTAAAGTTGCCGTTCATAGGCTTTTCTGTAATAGGAGCAGAGGTAGGCTTGGAAAGCTGGGCATCCATAGCGGACATAGCTTCCATACGCTCAATTTCAGCACCGAAGTCCTGAACCTTCTTCTCCATCTGTGCATAGGTCTTTGCATCCTCATCGGAAAGCAGACCGTCCTTGTCGCGCTTGGTTTCCACAAATGCCTTTGCAGCCTCCCAAGCCTGGTTACGCTTTTCGCGCAATTCGTTGATAGTCATAATAAATTACCTCCAATTTTTAATAAGATTTAGCCTTGCCATAAGGTCATCGGCTTTGGTTTTACGGGTTGGTTCGGACTTGATTGCACACTTGGCTGCAACCTTGTCCATGAGAGAATTGACCACATTTGCCTTGGAATAAAGCATGGAAACCGCAGGCGGCTCCATATCCTCGGCACTGCCCACGCGCTGCATGATTTCATCAGCAAAGCCGAGTTCCACGGCCTTATTTGCGTCCATCCATGTTTCAGCATCCATAAGGTGGGACAGCTTCGTGCGGGACAATCCCGTCTTGATTTCATAGGCATTGATGATGGAATCCTTCACACTTGCCAGCATTTCAATGGCTTTCTGCATTTCCGCAGAATCACCGAAGGCAACGGTCATAGGGTTGTGAATCATCATCATGGACACAGGGGACATCAGCACCTTTGTGCCTGCCATCGCAATCACGGATGCTGCGGAGGCAGCGATACCATCAATCTTGACCGTGACATTGCCCTTGTAATCCATCAGCATATTGTAGATTTGGGCAGCCGCCACGCAGTCGCCGCCGGGACTGTTAATCCACACGGTAATATCGCCGGAGCCTGCCATCAGTTCATCCTTGAAAAGCTGTGGAGTGACGTCATCGTCAAACCAGCTTTCTTCTGCGATTGTTCCGTTCAGAAATAGTGTCCTCGCCTCCGGCATCGTTTCCGTCTGTGCCTGGTTCTTCCACTTCCAGAACTTCTTCATCGGGGTTTTCCTCCTTTCCGTCATTGTCGGTTGTATTTGCAAAAGCACCCGCGTCTTTCAGAGGGAGCATATTGCCGTTAATAAGGTAAAGGTCACCGCCTTCTTCCGCAGGGATACGGTCGAGGTTTTCCAGTTCGCGGATGTCGTTTGCACTCATCCAACCATTCTGGCGACCAATGGCGTAGCCGTTCATACGGCTTTGGTAATCGCCACGGAGCAGACCTTCCAGATTGAATTTCACAAAATAACGCACCTTTTCATCGTGGGATAAAAGCGCCCTCTGAATGGACTGCTCCCAACGGATAACCCACGGGTCAAGGGTGTACTTTACAAATTCCAAGGACTGCTGCTCTATATTAGAAAAGCTCGACTTCTCAAGGTCGCCCACCATATGGGGAGGTACTCTGAAAATTCGAGCAATTTCATTGATTTGGAACTTCCTTGTTTCAAGGAACTGTGCCTGCTCCGGAGAAATGGAAATCGGTGTGTACTTCATTCCTTCTTCGAGGACAGCCACTTTATTGGAATTGGAACTGCCACCAAAGGCAGCCTGCCAACTCTCTCTGACCCTCTGCGGGTCTTTGATGGTGCTTGGGTGTTCCAGTACGCCACCCGGCGTTGCACCGTTAGCAAAGAACTTGGCACCGTATTCCTCGCAGGCAATCGCCATACCGATGGCGTTCTTTGCCATAGCGATGGGACTGTAGCCGACAAGACCGTCAAACCCAAGACCTGGAATATGAAGCACATCGGAAGGCTGCAGGGTTACTGCAAATTCCATATTTTTAATAGCCTCATCGGGACCACGGTAATAGGTGTAATAGAGATGTCCGTTTTCATCCCTGTCCACACTCATCTTGTTTGGCATCAGAGGGTAAAGTGCCACCACCTCGTTTTTACCGTTACGGATAACCTGTGCGTAGGCATTGCCCCACAAAAGCAGATGGGTCATGAGTGTCTCTCGGAACACGAAAGAACTCATTTCCGGATTCGGCTCATCGTGGAGCAGTCGGTAAAGCGGATGGTCGATGGCTTTTTCCTTGCCGCCGTCATCGTTATATTTGTAAAGATGCAAAGGCAAGCCTGCCACTGCTTCTGCAAGGATACGGACACAGGAATACACCGCTGTCATTTGCATGGCAGAACGCTCGGTTACTGCCTTGCCGGAAGTTGTGCCGCCCATATAAAATGTGTAGGCACTGCCCGCCGTTCTGTTTTCGGGCTTATCTCTCGCCTTGAATATGCCTGATAAAATTCCCATAAGAATCACGCTCCCTTCTTAAAAATAGGCCTAAGAAAAGCACCTGCCGTTTATTTGACAGATGCTAATCCATAATAGTTATTTACTTTTTAGGTGGAGGATTATCAAGCACAAAATAAGTCATGCTTTTAATATCACCGTATCTACCGAATCCCCATACTTTATCTTCTCTTTCCATAAGAGTTTTAAAGACAATCAATCCAAAAAACATCCCCGCTTGAGTTTGATTCTTCCCACAAGCATAATATAGAGGTTCATACACTGTTCCATCCCAATTGCTACCAGGCATCCACCCAGCAGTATTAATTTCTTTTGCATCAACAAGGATGTTAATGGCATCTACCACTTTGTCGTAATCTGCATCAGAAATATGGTTTTTCCAATTATCATAGTCCTTGCCATGAGGCAGTGTTGTTACATATTTCATAGAATCAACTGAATATAACATTTTACATTCCTCCAGAATTTTTAGTTTCACACACTAACCATAAATCCAGGATAGCGTGTAGTTAATGAAAAATTATACTTTTGGAGAATCCAAGCCAACATACCTGCAACATGATACCTGTTAAGAGATGGGTAAGTTTTTTGAAGATTTCCCAATACTTCTGATATAAGTTTTCTTGTATCTCGACCACCGGGATATTTTTTCATAGTGTCTACAATTTCTCGCTCCACTCTTCTTTTTACATAATCTGGTTGCATCGATTATCCCTCCTTAACATATAGCTGAACATTGGAACTTGTTTTTCCCGCAGGTTTTATCTGAATTAGTTCTTGGGTTTCCCTCTTTACAAGATGATAAAAATTTCTTCCCAGCGACAGTTTTACTCCTCGTGGGATAGTATCCCAATCATCAAACAAAGACATAACCGTAAAGGGAACTCCTGCTGGCTGTAAAAGTGCCTGTTCCTTAAGGTATGAATATCTGCTATCAAAATCATCTACTGAGATTGGATACTTCTTTACATACTGTGCAACAGATAAACCTATTGCTTTGGATTTAACCAAAACCTCCTCATATTCTTCATCAGTTAATGTAACGGAGACAGTTACTGCCATACTCAACACCCCTTTCTGATAATGTGGTATAATATTTTATAATCTAATATTAGCACACATAATCAGAATGTGCAAGGGGTTAAATAAATAAAATTCCACGGTCATCATAAACCGAGGCACTATTGCTATTACCACAACGAATCGCACGGTCAAGTGCCATAATCGTTGCAACAGCACCGTCAATCTTCTCTGTGGATTTGGCTTTATCTGCTTTGATATTTCCGGCAGGGTCTGTCTTGATGTAGATGTTATCCATCATCCAACGAAGAACAGGATGCCCGCCATGAGCCAGTTTCTTCTCCATCGCAAGTTTCATCAGTTCCTTTGTAGGAGGCGACATATCCTTATATCCCTGCCCAAAAGGTACTACCGTAAATCCCATACCTTCAAGGTTCTGTACCATCTGCACAGCGCCCCAACGGTCATAGGCAATTTCACGGATGTTATATTTCTCACCCAGGGACTCGATAAATTTCTCGATGTAGCCGTAATGGACTACATTGCCCTCGGTGGTCATAAGCAAATCCTGTCGTTCCCAAATGTCATACGGCACATGGTCACGACGAACACGCAGGTCAATGTTATCTTCCGGTATCCAGAAATACGGCAGAATGATATATTTATCATCCTCATCTTCCGGTGGGAACACCAACACGAATGCCGTGATATCCGTAGTGCTTGAAAGGTCAAGGCCGCCGTAGCAGACACGGCCTTCCAGTTCGGATTTGTCGGTTGGAAACGCACAGGCATCCCACACTGCCATCGGCATCCAACGGACAGCCTGCTTGACCCACTGATTCAGACGAAGCTGACGGAAAGCGTTCTCTTCGCCAGGGTTCTGCTGTGCCTGTTCACAGGCTTGCTGCACCTTATCGATGCCGACCGTCACCCCAAGGGAGGGATTAGCTTTCTTCCATACTTCCGGGTCAGTCCAGTCATCATCATCCTCTGCACCGTAAATCACAGGGTAGAAGGTAGGGTCAACTTTTCGACCTTCGATGATGTCCTTTGCCTTCTGGTGGATTTCATAGCAGATGGACTGCGTATCATTTCCCGCCGTGGTGATCAGGAAGTAAAGTGGCTGCATTCTTGCATCGCCGGAACCCTTGGTCATTACATCAAACAGTTTTCTGTTCGGTTGGGTATGCAGCTCATCAAAAATAACGCCGTGGGTATTGAAACCATGCTTGTTTGCCACATCCGCAGACAGAGCCTTGTACTTACTTCCCGTAGGATTGTAGGTCATGGTCTTCTGGCTTGCCTGGATGGTCATTTTATTTTTCAGCAGAGGACTTCGCCTTACCATCTCCAATGCAACGTCAAATACGATTCGTGCCTGGTCTTTATCCGCAGCACAGCCGTAAACCTCTGCACCCGGCTCAAAGTCAGCACACAGAAGATACAGTGCCACTGCCGCCGCCAGTTCCGATTTCCCTTGCTTCTTCGGTATTTCGATGTAGGCTGTGTTGAACTGCCTATATCCGTTTGGTTTCAAAATACCGAAGATGTCACGGATAATCTGCTCCTGCCAGTCAATCAGTTCAAACGGTTTCCCGTCCCATGTACCTTTGGTATGACAGCAGAATTTTTCGATAAAACATACTGCGTGGTCGGCGGCATCCTTATCGTAATAGCTGCCCTCCGCCATAAAGCGGGTTGGTTTGTAGTTTTTCAGTTTTCGCAAATGCCGTCACCTCCTCAAAAATGGCATAAAAACCTGCTAACAAAAGTCAAGTGCTTTTCGGCAGGTTTTTAAAATATTTCATCGTTCTATTTTTGTGTACAACAACAAGGCTGGCATTATAGCTCCAGCCTGTACTGACTCATGGGTTTTAGGTTTTATTGATAAACTGCGATTACCCTTGCATAATAAATCCTCAGAAATTTATTTAAGCCGGCAATCTTTGCATGTTTCTTGCTTTTGCCTTCACTTTCCTTTTTCAAGATATAGTTGTATACAGCATCATCCTTTGGGGCGGGATGACTCTTAAGGACTCTCATCACCTCATACCCGACCTTCCTGAGCGTCGAAGAACCTCGTTTCGTTATCTTTCGTTTTGAACCAATAAACTGTCCTGATTCATATGGTGGCGGGTCAATCCCAGCCCATGCTATGAGTGCTTTTGCATTGTGCAGCCTTCTCACATCGCCAATCTCTGCAATCAGTTTCACTGCAAGGACATCACCAACTCCTCCCATTTCTCTGACTGTTGAATATTCGGGAAGGGACTTCGCAAGTTCCTTCATTCGTGTTAAAATAAGAGACAGAGAACTATCTACAGTTCTCAATACTGATACCGCTTCCTGTACTAACATTTTGGTAGATGGGGTACTGGAAGACAGCGTGGAAATGCCACTGGAAGCTAATTCATAGACTGTTTCAGCCTTGGATCTGCTTTGGTGGTATTTCTTTTCTTTTGCCCAGGCAAGATATTCTTCTGTGAATTTTTCAAGGCTCATGGACGTGATTAGATCAAAGTGCCAAAACCTTTCCACAAAATCGCTGAGTTTGTCCTTGCCATTCGTTTCATTCCAACTGTTAAATAGGTTCTTGAGCCCCGGCATCACGTAGTCCAGAATATGCGTCAACTCCTGTAAGGCTTTCACATGAAGTTCCATATAGTACCGATATCTGCGTCCTAAAAGTTTAAGCTCCGCATAGGTTTCTTCATCGCCTTCATAGCCTTTCAGCTTGAACCATTTTTCGATTCCATAGTTCGCAATCATAATCGAATCAAGTTTATCGGTCTTTGCCCCTCTGATGCTGTTGTCCTTCGCATATTTCTTCATTGCAAACGGATTGACAACCGACACAAAATATCCCTTGTCATGAAGGAATGTCAAAACAGGCAAATGATAAATACCTGTAGCTTCCATCACAATTCGTATCTCTCCATCCAATTTTTGCAATAGGTTGTGAAAGTCCTCCATATCCTTTTCCACATGTTTCATTTCAAAAGGTCTGCACACGATTTCTCCGTATGGTTTAAGTACACAGACAGTACTTTTCCCTTTTGACACATCAATTCCTACGCTAATCATATTGAACCTCCCATAACTGTTATTCGTAATTGTTCCAGCCGCACTTACTACCATCCAGTTTAGTTGGTTACGCGGGAGCGAATCCCTACCTGCTTAATCGAATGTTTATAATAAGGGGTTGGTTAACGGTTTTTATGACGGATGCAATGATCCAAATAGCGCCACGTCAGACCAATTACTCCCCTTATTATAAATAAAATAAGTGCAGATGTCAGAGTTAATTACTCTCTAACAACTACACTTTTATGGTACTAAAATAGCCGCCACCATAATCGGTGCGACCTTCGTATACGAGGAACAGAGCCTCACGGCTCCGTCCTGCCTTTACAGGATTTTTAATTGTGTTCGTTCAGTAAAATGCAAAGGGCAAGGTTGGCTTCTTTGGTTGCGGGTTCAACATCCCAACCTCTGTCATAGTTGGCAATAATCTCGCCATCGAGTTTCAGCATCAGCTTGCTGATTTTACCGCCGTTGATACCAAACTGGCTGCCTTCCTCATAAACCTTAATCCAGTAATGGACTGCCTTATAACCGCCGTCCGGCTTTGGAATGCCGATTGTTCCTTCTTTCCACATAGTCAGTCCTCCATTTCGCCTGTGAGTATAAAGTGAGTGTATTCCTTTCGGTGTTCCTCAAGGTACACCACCAATTCGTAAAAATGCATTTCGTTGGCAATATACTGTACCATCGGCACATCAAACATATTGGTTCGTCCGGTTGCTCGGATGGCGAGTATCTGTTCCTTGATTTTATTCATCGGTGCAGACCTCCTTGCCCATAAGCAACTCGGTATAGATTTTGGTGTAGCGTTCACACTCGCTGCCCTCGGAACCCGCAATGGCTCTGAGGTAGAAGTCGGCAGCTTCTTTTCTGCTGTCCCAGACTTCCGTCTGACCGTAACAGGTAATCTTCACGGCATCCAGTTTTCGACAACTATCGACACCGTACACCACATTCAAGCCGGAGCCGTTATCCCAACGAACCATGATGGAGGCAGTATCATCCACCCCTCGAACCGTACCCTTCGTGCCAATGGGTGGTGCCTGCATATCTTCCATCTGCACCAGTTCCACACGGCAGCCTACAGGGTAGGCTTTGCGTACACGCTCGACTGTTTCTTTATTCGGAAATCTCATGCTTGACACCTCCTTTGAAAGCACTGCTGCCGGAAAGGTTGCGGAGCAGAATTTTTCGCTCGGTCTTGTATTCGTTTCCGATAAAGCCGAGGCGGAGGAGAAAACAGCGGAATGCGTATTTCTCGTTGTCCACCGCTTTTTCCGTAGCATTGATGCGTTTCTGATTTTTACTCATTTCGCAAAGGGCAGCAATGAAGTGGCTGTAAGCCTTGACCTCGTCGGCATCCAACTCACCTTCGAACCAAGGGAAGGAAACCCTGTCCTCGCCGATTTCGATTGGTGTTGCCGGAATGTCCAACGCCTTCTTAATAAGACCTCCCTTGGCATCCAGAAGGTTTGTAAGGTTACCGACTGCAACCTTATCAAGGGGAATCGCCACCGTAAGCCCCACTGTTTCGCCCTGTGGCTCGTTTTCGGCGGGGGTAAGGTAATCCGGCGGGCAATCTTCCATCGGCTCTTCTTCGGAAATTACAGGCTCCTGCTGTTTGCTGTCATACTCTGAGATGTCGCTTTCAAACCCCTCATCGTAAAGATGCTCCAGAAGTCTTTCAATGACCTCACTGTCTGCCATATCGTCAAACAGCAGGTTGCCTTCCTTGTCGATTGTGAAGTAGTCCACTTCGTATGCGCAGGTGGGAACTCCCTTGTACCTGCAGTCTGCCTCAAGCCATTTAGCTATGGTCTGTGCCAGTTCCTTTCGTTTTTTACCAGGAACATTGTAATGAATTCTCATTGTGAGTACCTCCTTTAATTTTCGGTACTACATATATCACTCTAAAGGCTCAAAATAGCAAGTAATATGTGCAAAATACAAGGGAGAAAGTTTGTAGATTTACACCCCTTCATTTTGTGTATAGTACACGATGCCCGTCAGCACATAGACCACATTGGGCAGTGCCACGCCGTTGCCCCACATCTTATACTCCGACGAATCAGAATGAGGGTTTTGCAGCCACTTGAATATCTGTTTTCGTGTCTTTGGTTTGCTTGATGTTCCCACAATCTTACGATGTGTTTCAAAGATTTCTGCCCACCGTGTGAGTTCCTCTTCAGAAGGAAGTTTCTCACCAAGGTCAGCACACCACCAATCCGGAAATCCCTGGAGCCTTGCACACTCCGTTGGAGTGAGTCTGCGGACAATGTATTCCAGATCCGAATCTGTGTCATTGACAAGCGGAGGGTCTTTGTAATCCGTAGCTACTAAAGTGTTGGCAAGTTCCTCTTCCGCAGAAGTAAAGAACGATGCCTTGCTGCTTGAGTAGGTGGGAACGG